GCCTTACGGCGTGATGTCGCTCGACGATATCAAAGCGCTGCCTGTCGAACAGGTATGCGCTCGTGATTGTTTGCTGTTCATGTGGACGGTTTCGCACCTGCAGGCCGCTGCAATCGATGTGGCTGCTGCGTGGGGATTCAAACCTGTCAGTGTTGCTTTTGTCTGGGACAAAGGCCGCATGGGCATGGGTTACTGGACACGGCAGGAAGTTGAGATTTGTCATCTGTTCAAGCGCGGTAAGCCTCGCCGTCTATCGAAGGGCGTGCGCTCACTTATCAAGGCTCCGCGCCGCGAGCATTCCCGCAAGCCAGACGAACAGTACGGACGCATCGAGAAGCTTGTCGATGGTCCATATCTCGAGCTCTTCGCCCGTCAAGCGTGGCCGAGCTGGTCTTCATGGGGCAACGAGTCTGAGAAGTATGTGGCTGCCAATGATAACCAAGATTTGCTGGGGAGGGTGGCTTAATGGCGAAACTCACGAAGGCTCAAGCAAAGGCGCACTCTCAAGCAGTTGCCATCCTTCAGCAAGAACGGTTGTCGGAAGACGATAAGGAATTCGTATATCGCAACTGGAACGAGGGCGCGAACCACGTAAACGGTGCAGCAGGTGCTTTCTTCACCCCATTCGATATGGCTTTTGATTTTGCGATAGATGCTGGCGGCGGTCGCATTATTGACCTGTGTGCTGGGATTGGAATGCTCTCTTGAGGTCGGGAAAAAGTTGCTGCCAGAAGCAGAATGGATTCACGCTGACGTATTTGATGTTCTGGATATGGGACTGGGGCACTTCGACACTGCGATTAGCAACCCTCCGTTCGGAAACATCAAGCGGACCAGAAACTCTCCGAGATACAGCGGCAAGGATTTCGAATTCCACGTAATTGATATTGCGTCCCACCTAGCAGACTACGGCACGTTCATCGTCCCCCAAATGTCGGCAGGCTTCAATTATTCCGGACGGAATCGCTATGAACGTCAGACCAGTGGCAAAGCCGTTAAGTTCCAGGAGTTGACCGGTCTGCATTTCGATACAGGCTGCGGCGTCGATACTGCCTATTTCATCGATCAGTGGAAAGGCGTCTCTCCAATGTGCGAGATCGTTTGCGTTGAATTTACAGATGCGCCCGTCGTTGCCGCGAAAGCGCAACCGGCGAACGACAACCAACCGCTTGTGCAGCCCAGCCTCTTCGGTGACGCAGCATGAGCCATCCAGATCAATGCCACGTCTGCCTACGCCACGCAGTTGGTTTGGGCTTGCAGGAGCACAAAGAACCGATCCGCTGGCTATGCAAGGAGTGCGCAGACATTGCCGAGCATATCCGCACGCGCCGCAGGATGGACCCTTACGAACTGCGCGCCCTTGATACGGGCGTTGAGGCGGTCGGGGAGTTTTTGCAGTCCATACAGAAAACCGACCTTGCCGAATGCGACGAGCTCGAAGCGCGAATGCTGGTGAAGGCGGCTTGGGAAGGCTGCGGGCGAGGAATGCGGGAAGCTTTGAAGGAGGCGCCGTTTTGACCGCCTACTACAATGAATTCGATCCGAAAGCTGCCGCTTGGCTGCGGGAGCTAATCAACGCAGGACACATAGCCCCGGGAGATGTTGATGAGCGTTCAATTGTCGATATTCGACCTGCCGACCTCGTCGGATACACACAGTGCCACTTCTTTGCCGGGGTCGGCGTCTGGTCCTACGCATTGCGCCGAGCAGGATGGCCCGACGACCGTCCTGTCTGGACAGGATCTTGTCCCTGCCAACCTTTCAGCGCGGCAGGCAAAGGAGATGGGTTTGCTGACGAGCGGCACTTATGGCCGCACTTCCACTGGCTTATTCAAAACTGCCGACCTGCAGTTGTCTTTGGCGAGCAGGTTGCGAGTAAGGACGGACTTGGCTGGCTCGACCTTGTACAGTCTGACCTGGAAGGATCGGGCTACGCCAGCGGGGCGGTCGATACCTGCGCTGCGGGCTTCGGTGCGCCGCACATCCGACAGCGGCTTTATTGGGTTGGAGAAAGGTTGGACGACACCGCAAGCGCACGACACGTCAGGGCGTTCGAAAAACCAGAAAGCCATTCACGGGACGAAACACGGCTGTGCTTGCCTAGTGAGGGAGGCGGACTTGGCGGGGTGGCCAACTACAACGACGACAGACGCATTGCGCCACCCATCACCGGATTTCACAACTCCGAACATTACGCTGAACCATGCGACGGTTTTAGCGGGATGGGCGACGCCGAATGCAATTGGCGATACGACCGGAGGAGGTTCGATCAAAGAAGCCCAGATGCGAGCGCGGGGCGAAAAACGTCCTTCGGGAGCCTCGATAGGAGCGAAGTTGAAAAGCGAAGTTCTTTTGACAACTCCCGCCCGACTAACGGCCTCTGGTCAGATGCTGACTGGCTCCACTGCCGGGATGGAAAGTGGCGGCCAGTTGAACCCGGCACATTCCCGCTGGCTCATGGGGCTGCCGCCCGAGTGGGACGATTGCGCGGTTACGGCAATGCAATCGTTGCGCCCGTCGCGCAAGCCTTCATCGAAGCGTATCTCGAAACAGAACTAGTAGCCGCCAACGACAACATGCCTTTGGTCAAAACAGCCTAACGTATCCGCCCTCCGGGTCCTTCGTGATGCCGTTCCATGTATTTGCGGCCAAGCTGAACCAACGCTTCATTTGCCTCTTCCTCAGACAGTTTTGTCTGGAAGTGGCCTTTGAAGGCGACAGGTTCGCCTTTGAACACGTCGACAACGGACCATGTTCCATCGGCCTCTTGTCGGACAGCATATCCATTCTCAGCCATAGTTGCCTCCTTCAGGAGTTCAAATGCAGAATATTTCCAGTCGACAGTTCTCAGAAGATCCAATGCTCGACGTCGCGTTGTCATATCAGGCGCAAAACTGGCCAGTCTTTCCGTGCCGGCACCGCGACGAAGAATATGTCGACAACGACGGATGCATTGAAATCCTCGCTACTAAAACGCCGCTGACGTCAAACGGGTTCCGCGGTGCCACACTCAATAAGCGCATTGTTCGCGAATACTGGCGCCGCAATCCATCCGCTATGATCGGCGTACCAACCGGTGCACCGATTGGTGCATGGGTTCTTGATATCGATCCGAAACACGGCGGCGACGAAACGC